GGATATTAGAATGTGGGATATACGATCCAAGCGTAATCTTGGCCAATGCAGCCATTTCTTCAGCTAAAGGATCATCAGCGTAAGGCGTTTCACCAAACTGGCGTTGGCTCTGACCTACACCACCATAAGCATAAGGATGACGTTCCATGCTTTCTGGAACAAGGCCGCCCATTGACGATCCGCCACCAGCAAAATGGCCACGGTCTGCCGCGCCTTGAGTGGCCGCATCATAATCAACCATACGCAGTCCACCTTCCGTCTTGTGAACGGCTGAAGGATTACGTTTCTCAACTTCTTGAGCCATAAGGCCAATGTTGGTTTTGGGGTCGCCCTTATAATTGAACTTGTAAATATTTTGGCCGTCAAATGTCTTACCAATTGGTTCCATATTATCTTTAGAACGCTCGTCAGACATCGTTAACAATGACGTTCCAAGTCCAAGGACAGCGTTCATGCTATTAGGGCCGGGCGAAGTAGTTGAACTCGTGCCACCCTGACCAGCACCAAGACCGGAAGCAATGTTTGCAAGGCTGCCAAGTGTTTGCCATGGGTACGCTTGTTGTTGAGCAAACTGTTGATAATTGGCTGCATCTTGAGCCTGTTGAACGGCGTAAGGAATAGCGCCAGCAGTTGTTAATTGTTGAGCGCCAGTCATGCCAGCAGTTTGAGCGAGATTACCAATATTGCCGTACTGAGCGCCCAAAGCACCCTGATTTTGAAGGCCCGTCATATAATTCTGAGCAGCCGACTGATAGCCTTGGTTGGCCATACCAGACAAAGTTTGCCCTAAAGCCAAGTTCTGCTGGTTCATCAATGCGGCTTGAGCAATTTTTCCACGGTCACCACCAAAGGCACCTTGCTGAATTGTATTACCCAATAATTGCTGTTGCTGCTGTTGATTGACGTTCTGCAATTGAGCCGCAGTCGCCCCCATAGCCTGTTGCATATAAGGGCTCATATAACCCGCAACACCTTGGGCGTAGTTCTCAGGATTGTAGCCCATTGACGCTTGTTGGGTCATTTGACCCGCTTGCTGCAAATATGGCTGTGCCGCCTGAGAATATTGTTGAGATTGGTTAACACCAGCCTGTTGGGTGGCATTTATATCGGGAACCAACTGACCAGTGTACTGTTGATACGGTTGCTGCTGAAGGGTCTTGCCCTGCTCAGTCAGGTACTTGTACATATCCTGTACAGCCTGTGGAGGCGCACTCGTGGATGTCGTTGTGGCTGAACCCTTGGAACCCATTGTAAAACCCTCAGTCTACTTCTTCTGTGGTCGAACCAGTTTTTGCGCCCCAGAGGAAAAATGCCCCAGCAGGTTCACCAAAGTTACGCTCGTACAATGCTATTTTAGCACTTGTTCGCGTATTTGACAAAACCCCAATCATTAATGGCAACTCAAGATCAGTCGCCACCTTCTTAGCAAATTCAATAAGTTTCTGAACACGTGATTCTTTAGCATTCCTATAATCTGGATGCACAAAAACGCACATTTCCTCCAAAAACTGTTTGTCTGAATACCAGTAATTGGCAACCCGAAGAACAACTAATCCCTCTAAATGGTCACGTTGCCCGATAACACCAATGATGCCATTGGTTTGAGATAATTGTGGCCACAAGGCTTCCGCCACCTTGGTGTCATTGAAGTCAAATAGTCCGTTCTCGTTATGAACAATACGGGCCAACTCCATAATACCTAATAAATCATCCCGCGTTGCAACTCGAACACGGGCAGGGGTAGTAATTAGTTCAACTTTACGGTTTTTCCGTGCGCTCTTTGACAGACGAACACGCTTTTTAGGTTCTGCAATTTGCATTTATTAATCCTTCTTTGGAGGTGGTAACTTCTTTAAAGTTTTAATTAAATCATGACGAGCCAAAACCACAAAATCATCAAGCAAACTATGCCCATAATCAATGTCGCCGCCACCAATAGAAGTGACAACACTAGGAGGAATAACATATTCCCCTCCAGCAGCGACAATAGGCGCAAGGTTAGTATGTTTAGCGGAATTTGCGTGATCATTGCCGCGATGATCATGACATAGACTATCAAGTACATCATGTCCTGCATCTGTATTACCTTCACCTAACGATGAAACAATATCAGCCGGTATTACATACGAACCCGCTGGAACGTGCATATTAAGATGGTCAGTTCTGCCAGCAACTGCCGCATGAATTGGACCAATGTGCGCCCGTGGATCACGAGCAGAACGGTCCGTTACATCAGAATTAGTAAGTGGCTTGGGAATGCCGCCCAATGCCTTTCCCGAACGAGCAATATTTAATGCCGCTGCTACTGCTTGATCATGCGGGTGACCCGCTTGGGACATTTCGCTTATATTCTTGCTAATTGTGGCTTGTGATGATCCATGTGCTAACGGCATAATAACCTCAACTATAAGAAACGGCTACAATCATGCCACTGCCGGGGGTGATAACAATGCCCTTATTTACAGGCATATTAATAGTATAAATACCGACTGTATTGGGGATGATTGCTAAACGGACGCCATTGACGGCAGTCGCAACCGAGTTAGCATCATAAATCGTGCCGGTTGTAGAACCCGCCACAATAACACTTACCTTAGCGCACCAACCAGAATTGGTGTTTAAGTAGGTTGATGTTGAAATCTCATAACTATTAACCGTACCCGCAAGGTTTTGCGTTGTGTGATTGAGGCCGTTAATGCCCTGCACACCATTTTTTTGCGTGGTTAAAATATCGTCTAAGGATGCGATGGCGACCTCCTACTTGACCAATGTCATCTGAGATGACATAATAATATTATGGAAAATGAAATCACAATGTGCCGCGTTTTTGAACTTTTGGATTATAACCCAGAAACCGGAAACTTTACATGGAAAATAAATCGAAGGGGACGCCGACAACAAGGCATGGCCGCTGGTTGTGTCAACACTAATGGGTATGTTCGAATTAGTATTGATTATCGACTTTATAATGCTCAAAGATTGGCTTGGCTTTTTATAACTGGAAGTTGGCCACAAAAGTTGATTGATCATATTGATGGCAATCCCGCAAATAATTGTGCCAATAATTTGAGAGAATGCAATCATATTCAAAATGGAGCAAACCGAAAAATTCCAAAATCTAATACATCTGGATACAAAGGTGTTTCCAAGGTCAAATCTAGTGGAAAATGGGGAGCATGGATTAAGGTAAACGGAAAAAGTAAAAACCTTGGATGCCATTTTGACACGCCTGAAGAGGCCCATAAGGCTTACAAAAAAGCATCTAATCAAATGCATGGGGAATTTGGACGTCACCATTAGAAACGCCCGTCCATTTGATAACGATACCTAATCCCACCAAGCCGCCAGAATGTTCCGGTGTCAGTTGAGGATAGGCTAAACGACATAAAACGCGCCCTGATTCGGCATGATATATATTCAGTCGATTGCGTCATAGGGAATGTAACAGATGTTACTTGCCCCGATGGTGATCCTGAATAATAACTGGTCGATGGCGAAGTAGCAGCATCTGTGGCGTAATTGGTATAATTAATAGTCAAATACACTGTAGCATTGGTATTTCCGCTATATGTACCCCACTTCATGTCAGGCCAAATTTGGTCAACAAACACCAAATTATCGGCCTCATTCAACGAAAAATAACCCGTTGAAAACGATGACTGCATGCCAGTTGTTTGACCATTATAAACAGCGTCATTGCCAACTTCATGCTGATACAACCAATTGTCGCTACCCGCACCGATAGGTGATCCAAGTACCGATTGGTCAATCCAAGCCGTGCGGCCAAGGGTTCCATAATCCCATTGCGCCAATGCAACATTGTACTTCACATACGAATCATTTTCGGTCGATGATGCCGATGGATAATACCAAGTTACTTCATTAAATTGGCTATTAACGCCACAACACACCTTATTAAGATATGATGTATTGATGTTTTGGAATATTACATCCCAAATAGGGCATGGTATGGCCTGTGGACCAGAACCCATAGACATAAAGAATTGTTTTTGGCTCATCCAATAGATGCCGCCATTCATTTGACCAATGCAATGCCGAGATACCGCACCGCAATTTGAACCAATTTTATTGAACCCATATACCAAAGGTGCGCCAATATATTGCATCGCCCAAAGGTCTAAGTCAGTCCAAATAAGCCCTTGTTGTGGACCTTGAATACCCGCCACAATCTTTGACCCCGTTGGAATACGATACGAACCCGCTTGATTGGTAGGGGTTGCATTCCAAACAGTGTAATCTTCAATATCAGACCACCGTATCAGCAAGGGGTCTGGCGCAAGATTAAATGATGAACCATACGCAATAACTTGCCGTTCTGGCATGGCAACAAAGATGCCGCTATTTACTAACGGTCCATTGCCGCCAATAATTTGAGCATTTTGCAATTGTCCATTTGGTTGCCAATAGTAAATTGCGCCACCCGCCGGGCAAGCAATAAGATTTTGACCAAAGTTATCAAGCGTCCAATCAGTTGCAGTATTTGGCGTTCCCGGAACAAACGGTTGAGCGGAACCTACGCCAAATCCGCCAACGCCAAATCCACCAACACCAAATCCGGTGCTTGTAGGTTGAGGTCCAATAGCAATGTAGAAATTGGCATTTATGTTGCCGCTATTGATTGAGACAGGACCAGCCGTAGATGATGCGCTATTCTGAGCGGAAAACGTAAATGTATTTACAGTCGGGACGGTTAATATCGTGTAAAGACCAGAAAGCGTTACACCGCCAACAGTTGTAGCTACACCAACATAAAAAGTATCTCCAATAGCAAACCCATGGTCATTAAGGGTTCCAGATACAATTGATGAGCCATTTGTCGTTGAAAATGCGTAGGAATCGCCACCGCTTGTCACTGTAGCAGTAGCCGGAGACGACGCAATAATCGTGTAAGTTGTTCCGGCTGCCGTATATAATTGGTATGGACCAGATAGAATAATCCCACCAACAGACACTGGGGTCACATAATTTACAAAATCCAACACAGATGCAGTGATATTTGCATCAACTACCGTAACCGTTGTGGACCCTGATGTCGTAGAAAAATTAGGTGCCGTATTGGTTGTCGAAATTTGCGGCGTTATATTTATAAGATTATTGTTTGTTAAAACATCAAGCGCAGACTCTGCCCCGATACCAAGATGATTGATAGCATTTAAATCTGCCCAACCTTTAAGCGCCCGAATTTTAGAACCAATAGACGAATTAAAATAATTGACCCACCCGCCAAATTTTTGAGCAAGGCCAAGTCCATTACGTTCTGGCAAATACCTAATTAACTGAGATTGTGAATAAGCAGCCTCATTAAGAGAAAAGGTATTATTTGTTTCAACGCCGGGTTTTAAACGAATTGTTGCGTGGGGCATGAATTACCCCCGTGTCGGAGTTGCGGCAGGGGCTGGTGAATAAGATGTCCAAGCCGCCGCCTCAAATTTCTTACGGTTCTCCTCAATCAGAGCCGAACGTAAGAGTGCCTGATATTGGGCTTCATAAGTCTGCGCCATCTGAGGGTCATCATTAATCTTGCCAAAATTGCGTTGGAACGCCGAAATATAGATCATGGATGCCATGATAAACATATCTGGCAGATATGTTGAAATAAATGTTGTGGTGTTGCTGGCTGACAATGGAGCCGAACGAACCGTACCCGTCAATCGTATAGAATAATTTGCATCTGGCGTTGGCCCAACAATCATGTATTGGCTTGTATTACCTGTAGTAGCAGTATCGCCCCCATAAACAGCAAAGTATTGTGGTAAGCCTTGCGTAGACCCAGTTCCGTAAACATTTTGAATAAACTCTTTAGTGACAGGTAGAAGTGGCGAAGAAGCACCAGAATTTATAACCTCAAATGTTTGAGGAACAATAAATTGAGAAGTTGGAAGCGTTAATTGATTGTTCCCAGACGTAAATGTGTAGGAAGACGTGCTAATTTGTGTAGACAGAAAATCCAAATCGCGTTGCATCCGCAATTCAGCGTAGTCAATCATGGATGGGATAATGATAGTAAAATTGGTGTCCGTGGCTGGGATAACCGCCATAGTGCTGATTTGCTGAACGTATGACGAGTATGTAAGGGACATAATTATCCAACCATATTAAATGCCACACGCTCCACTTCGGAAACGCGGCTCGACCAACCACGTCCAAAAGTAGCATAAGTTGGAAGGCTTTGCAAAAAGGCTAGTCGGGCTTCGCAGACTGCTGTAGCAACCTCACGAGGGTTTGCCGTTTCAAGAGCGCGTAACGTGGCGGGGCCGATTTGTCCGTCGACAGTAATACTGAGTACCGACTGAAGGGTTTTTGCGGCACGGGACGGACCCGAGTTAATCGCGTAGTCGAAGACGGCATAATCCACGCCCTCTGGCAGATCGTCGCCCTTAATCGTATCCCAATACTTGGCTTTGTACAGGGGCATGACGTTGTTAGGCGTCAAAGCCTTAATATCGTCCTTGGTAACGGGATGACCAACCCAAGCCTCCCACGTAGCCTTCGTACAGCCAAGATTGGTTGCTCCGCCGGGGTCGGCGGTATTGTCAACGTAGCCGCCTTCGTTTTTTAGGACGAGGGCAAAGCATTGGGGCCAGTTATTAATCGCCATTTTATTTCCCCAACGAAGCAGTAAGCGCGTCAGTTTTAGCTTTGGAACCAGCGCTGCTACCAAAATAAAATGCCATTACGCCAGTCCAAGCCGACCCAAGCGTACCAATAAGCATAAGCAGGGCTTCACCGCCCGTTGCTGGAAGGCCAAAGGTAAGGATGTACGCAATGATCCCGAAGAACCCCAAAGTAACGCCAACCGCCAATACGCGGGGAATCCAATCATGGGTTGCAATAGCCATATTACGGGCGGAATCACGATCACCCGCCGCAATGCGTTCAAGATCAATGTCCAAAGACTTCATTTGCGTTTTAAAGTCAGCGTCAATCTTTTTAAGTGCAGCCAATTGGTCGCCGTTTGGATTAGCAAGAGCCGACATAATGTCGTCTTCCGTGCCATTTTCATGGCCGAATAAAGCGCCAGAAATAGCTTTTACCGCCATGCCTGCGACTGGCCCACCAAGTGCAGTAGCGATGGTAGGAGCAATAGAACCAATCAAGGGTCCAAAAGTTTTAAGAATGTCCATTTTATTTCACCGTTACCATGAGAACCAT